ACACAAAAAGGTTATTACGTTGCCGAAACGCCAGATGAACTAAGCGATTATTTGCAAAGTTTGGGCCAACGAATCCGCGAAATACAAAGAGTAGAAAGATCAATCGCTAAACAGTTAATGAATTGGAATAATGATTGAAAATTGCGAAGTTGAATATTTAAGCGCAACTATCAGTTTTGCAGCTGGATTTGTCGCTGGCGGTATAGTGGTTTTGGTTTGGTGTTATTTAATTTATCTTTTAATCAAAAATCACAATTATGAAAACGACAACAAGTGAGTTTATTGAACAAATAGCGGACTCAGTTAATTTAACTAATCCGAAAGAGTTGGGCCACATTCTTGAACAATATGCTCAAATCGTGTTAGTTGAACAGTTATCAAAAATTGAGGCCATAGAATCGCAAGCTGAAGCGGCCGCGCGAGAAAGCACAAACGAAAAGGAGCAGATAATGGAGCTGAGTAGACAACAAGGCATAATTGATGCTTGTGAAGTTTTAATTGATCATCAACGCGAATAAAATGGATGTTACAATAACACGCGCAACATTCGAGCCGATGCTTAAAAATACGTAACCAAGATATGACAAACGAAGAAGTGAAAGAGGCATATAGAAACGACACGTTGGTTAAAATAGAGGGCGAATATCAAAAGTGGTTTGTTGCGAGTTATTATATCCAAATGGACGTTACGCAAAGCAACACAGAAATGTATGTAAATCTTGTTGAATACACGCAAAGTGATAATCCGCAAGTGCGCTATAACGAACAACCGAATGTATTAAGTATCGTTATATAAGAGATCATTATCTTTGTTATATGGGAAAGACTAAATTCACTCAAGAGCTATTTGATTCGATTTGTACCGATATAGCTAATTCATCAAGAGGGTTAACGTATATCTGTGCAAAGCACGATGTAAGTAGGTTTATTTTTTATAAGTGGATTAATGACGATTCCGATTTATATAACAAATACGCGCGCGCGAAAGAGATTCAAGCGGATTACATGGCCGATGAAATTATTAGCATTAGCGACGACGGTAGCTTTGATAAAACGACAAATTCAGAGGGCCGCGAGGTGACTGATCACGAACACATCCAGCGAAGTAAGCTGAGAGTTGATGCGCGTAAATGGTTGGCTGCAAAGCTTGCACCGCGTAAATACTCGGAAAAGACAATGACCGAAACACACGTAACCGAGCAACCGTTGTTTCCAGAAAAAGATTAATTGTGTTTCAACGCACAACCGCGATTAATAAACTCATTCGTTTAAACAAGCGAACTCGAATTATTCCGGGCGGATCAAGCGCCGGTAAAACGTACGGCATACTTCCAATATTAATTGATCAATGCGCCAAAAGGCCTAACTTAGAAGTTTCCGTTGTGAGCGAATCAATACCGCATTTACGCAAAGGCGCGCTAAAAGATTTTTTGCGCATTATGCAAGACACCGGGCGATTCAATGGCGATAATTATAACAAGTCAACCCTCACTTACACATTCACAAACGGAAGTTACATGGAGTTTTTCTCGGCCGATCAAGAAAACAAAGTGCGTGGCCCGCGAAGAAATGTTTTATACATTAACGAATGCGACCGGCTGGATCACGAAACCTATTGGCAACTCTCCATTCGAACAAGCGAAACCGTTTGGTTAGATTTTAACCCATCACACGAGTTTTGGGTACACACCGAATTGAGCAACGATAAAGATGTGGAATGGCTAACGCTGACTTACTTAGACAATGAAGCTTGCCCACAAAGCGTAATTGAGGAATTGCAAAAGGTCAAAGAAAAAGCGGAAACGTCTAAATATTGGAAAAACAAATGGCGCGTGTATGGCTTGGGCCAACTTGGCTCACTTGACGGATTAATTTTTGAAGAACATGACGCTTGGCGATTATGCAAAGAAATGCCAAAAGATTACAAGTGGAAAGTTTACGGATTGGACTTTGGTTACACAAATGATGTAAGCGCAATGGTTGAAATTGCTTTTGCACAAGGCGAGCTTTGGTTGAACGAACTATTTTATACGACTGGAATGACTAACAAAATGATTTCGGACACAATGGATCAAATGAACATTAGTAAACGCTTTGAGGTGTTTGGTGATAGCAGCGAGCCGAAAAGTATTGACGAGATATATGGTTGGGGATGGAACATTAAAGGCGCGACAAAAGGCCGCGATTCTGTGAAGCAAGGGATTGATGTAATGAAGCGTTACAAATTAAACATCACCGAGCAAAGCGTTAACTTGATAAAAGAAATGCGCCGATACTCTTGGGCGACAGATAAACAAGGCAATAAAATGTTAACGCCAGAAGATAAATGGAATCATGCAATTGATGCGGCCCGCTATGGCATCACAATGAAATTAGGTTTAAAACAAGGAAAACCGTTTAGCTTTGCACCAACAAATTAATTAGTTATGTTAATCATTAAACTCAACAATACAAGAGTAGAATTACCGGATAGCTTTTCGGAAGTAAGCTTTGAGAAAGTTTTAAAAATTGCTGATTTGGTTAATGATAAAATGCCAAAGGTTTACCGAGATGAATGGTTTGGCGAGAATGAAGAAGGAATCAAGCCAAAGGAAAAAGACACCATTGAGTTTATGGATTTTCAATGTGAATACCTTTCGTTGATTAGCGGCAAAAGCAAAACCTTATTTAAGCACATCAAGCCCATTGAAAAAGACGGGATTCAAATTAACACGCAATGGCTTTTTGAGCGATGCGCGAAATTGATTGGCTTTCCAAGTGAAGATGATCTAAATTTAAAAGATCACATTGAGGTTGATGGAAAGAAGTATTATCGAGATATTGAAGTTGCCAACTCAATTGGCGTAACTGAGTCGCTCAACCAAGTTGATTACGCAACGTTTGCGACCGGGATGATGATTAACACCATAATTGATAAGGTAAGGCAAGGCAACGTAAAAAACCGAGAGCTTATCGTTTTAACGGCGACAATGTTTCGGCCCGCTAAAATTCAAAACAAGTGGTTTGGTAAAAAGAAAATTAAGGTTGAAGAATATGACGCGGCAAGCGTTGACGAAAGGGCCAACTTGTTTATGAAGGCAAATGCCGCCGATGTTTTCGGAGCGTATTTTTTTTTGTTAAAGGGGCAACAACAACGCTTAAAACATTCTCAAGCCTTACTGAAAAAGACAGTAAAAAAACTAAAGATCAACCAAAAACTAAAAAAGCCGTTGACGTGGATAAAATGGCGCGTGCTTGGTTTATTGTTGGTGATCAAGTCGCGCGTGAACAAGTATTTACACGGCCGAAAGAACAACCAATAATCAGCGTATTAAGAACGCGAGCCTACGATGTTTTAGATTATTTGGTAAACAAAAAGAAATACAATTCTTAATTAATCTTTTATGTAAGCACCTTACACATTTTATATTGTGTATTCGTGCAATTTTGCGTAAAAGCGCAATAATGTCTTTAAAGCCTTTAATTCAACGTAACGATTTTAATGTTATTGGGAAATTTCTAATTAAAGAGCTGAGTAAAGAGTTAATATTTCAAAAGCACCAAGCAACCGGAAAGCTTATTGACTCGCTTGAATATCGCATTAAGAACACATCCAACGGAATGCGGTTGGAAATATGGTCAGAAGATTACGGCCATTACGTTAACACCGGGAGAAAGGCGGGAACTAAAAAAGTACCAATTGTTAGTTTGGTTAATTGGATTAAACAGAAAGGCATCGCTTCGGGCGATAAAGAGGTAACATCTATTGCATACGCAATTCAAACCAAGATATTTCGCGAAGGAATCCCAACAACCGGAAGTAAACGATTGTCAGCAAGGCGCACAAAATGGGTTGATTATACGGTTGACCAAACGCAACGACATATTTTGGACTTATTCGAGAAAAAGGTGCAAGACAATATTCGAAGCCAGATTAACGACCAATTTGCCAAAGCAAACACCGAACTTAAAGCAACGAGATAATGGCAAAAACAATAAGGACATCAATTGAAATTCAAGGCACAAAGAAAGAGGCCAAAGAATTAGGGCAACTTCAAACCGAGATTGATAAAACAAAAAGGTCATTAAAAGAATTACAAAAAGTTGAAAAGCAACAAGGCGCGCTTACT